TTGCCCCTGTATCTGTATTAACACCACCCTGAAATGCTTGATAACCTATTGCTACACAATTTCCTAAACCACTTGCACCAGTACCTATTGATGACATCGCACTTGAACCAATAGCAGTATTTTGTGATGATGCTTCAAGTGACTGTAAGACACTTGTTCCAACTGCTACATTATTATGAGTAGCTGTATTTGCTCCAAGAGATGATGTTCCGATTGCTACATTCGCAGAGCCTGATGTCACAGCATCTGATGATTGAAATCCTATAGCAATATTATTATTTCCAGTAACATTAGTTAATGCTTGATTTCCTACACCTACATTATAATTACCAGCATTTCCAACATTCATACAGGAAAAACCTAATGCTACATTACCTATACCATCGTCAGTTCCCGCTAAAGTACCTTCGCCAAATGCAACATTTTGTTGACTACCAGACATACTTGTTGATGATGATTTTCCAAAAATTGTATTAGATGTACCACCATCATTATTAGATAGCGAGATTCTGGAGTTGTCGTCAATTACCATTTTTTTAGTGGTACTTGTCCATAATTGAATATCAGCAGTAGATGCAACAACGAGACCATTGGTTGCTGTACTTAATATTTGATTAGTACCAGCTACGTTGCGACCAGATGTAGAAAAACCGGAAGAAATTGCTCTCATATATAAAGTTCCAGCATTAGAAGTTGCTTTAAAACCTCCAGATGCTACTGTTCCATTATGTGTATTTGTAAATTGCAAAGCTCTGTGAGTATTATCACTTTTTTCAATATCAACAAACTCTGTTGGTGTCATTCCAATACCAAGCGAACCAGCAAAATAACCATCTCCATCTTCATCTACAGAAAACTTAACTGTATTACTTGCTGTAGTATCTACTTGAATCATCTTTACATTTGCTGGTGGGTCTTCATGGTGTACTCTTAGCACTCCATTTGTAGCAGTAGCATTTGAGTTGTCTGCTGAAATGTTACCTACACTTGCAGTTGATGTACTTGCTGGAGCGTGTTTTATTAGTAAACCAGTTTGGTCTACTACATCATTTTGAACATAAAATCTTCCGTATGTGTTGGTAGTCCCAATTAAAACATTTTCTGACTTTATAAAAACAGTATTTGAATTAGCTCCATCTGTTAATACAAGAGAATCTGCACTTGCATCATGTAGTACCTGTGCTTTCAAAGTTGAGCCTTCACGAAACATTACAGTAGAATCTCTATCTGTAGCTGACCTTAAATCAATAGATGCACTTGAAACAGAATGAGTACACTCTATTAATAGATTAGTATCTGTGCTATTTCTAAACAAATGCAAAACAGCACTTGGACTCGCACCAATACCTAAAGCTCCATCTCCTGTAATTCTGGCTAAAAAAGCACCTCCAGATTTTACAGTTAATGGAGTTATCGAACTTGCAGAAGTATCCAAAGTAAACCCAGAACCATTAAAAGTCATAGTAGCAAATGTATCTACACCATCTCTCTTTATACCTATCTGATTATTTACAGTAAGTTCATGTGAAGGTGCTACACCCACACCTAATCTATCTGTATTCAAATAAAGTGGAGATCCTGTTCCATCTCCATCTACTACTTGTATTCCTGCCCCACTTGCTCCATCTACTAATGTATCTGTATTGCCATTTAATTTTAAAAGCGAGGTATAACTACTCGCTATCGTTGATCCTGTTAAACTTGCCATAATAAATCCTTTATATTATATCTTCCCATTTACGGTGTTCGTTTTGCCAAAAATCAGTAACACTGCCCCATAAGTCTCGAACTTTACCTGCTATAGCCGCAGTTGCAGTTGCGATACTTGCAATAGATACTGATATTCCTAATTTCATATTAACCTATATACGCTATAACCATTCCAGAAGTAAGATCTATTTCTGTCCATCGTCCAAAAATAGTAAGACCTTGTGGGAATGTATTGCTTGCGTCTATTTGAGCACCGCCTGATCCTTGTGTTGTTGTTTCAGAACCATCTGATTCATCATGTGCTGCTGCTTGTGTGTTAGGATACATATCTGAATCTTCTGCTACCAGACCACCACTTGCATCAAAAACAGAATCTTCTAAAAATGTAATCGCAACAAATACGGAATCCGTTGGGGGACTAGCTGCTGCAGTTGTATCTATAAACATGGATCCAACTTGCCCAGCTCCGATATTACCAGCCTCTACTACTGTATACTTTTGTTTTCCTCCAGCCATCTTGTTTCTCCTTCTTATGCCTTACCGAGCTTGACTATTCTCATGGGCATGTTGATTAAATTCTATACGTCATCTAAAATTGCTACAATTGTGCACCTAACAGTTCCTGTTGAAGTTGCAACATGCACATCACCGCAATCTAATCCATCTTTAAATTTTAAATTAATAGCTTCATTAGCACCTACTTCAAGAACATCGCCTACAGAAGCTGCATCCCCAGCATCTAAGCATATGTATACTTTAGCTGAAGTAGCAGTAGAGCCATCTGTAGTCCCACTATTTTTTAAAAATAAATATTTTATATGATCTCCAACAACTGTTGTTCCAGAATCCGTATAAGATGTTCCACTCGCTATTACATCTGCGCTTGTTCCTGTAATATCTCTTGATGTACTATAAACCCATTTATCATTAGCATCTGCTTTTACATATTCTAATTTGCCACCTAATGATTGCTTTATTTGATGATGAATAACGTCTACTGCATCTGAATCGTCATCAGCAGTAATAGTCACTACTGGGGTCATAGATACTACGCCTCTTGCTGTATCTGCCATTATGATCCTCCTTGTTGTTGTGGCATATCACCACGTATTAAAATTTGCAAGCCTTGATTGTATTCAGCTTTTAACTGACGATACTGACCTTGCTTCCATTGATAATCCATATTATGCTTTTGCATTTTTGCATTATAATTCTGTACGTCTGCACTATATTTTTGCAATACAGAACCTACTTCAGCTTGATATTCTTGCAATTCAGATCTATACTTATCTAATGCAGATTTATACTCTTGGACATTTTGCTGAAAATTGTTTATAGCATTTTGCAAATTTAATTGTACATCTTTATCTAAATTTGCTTTGCGTGTATTAAATTCTTGCTGTGCATTTTGAATAGCAGACTGACTATCTTTTTGAAAGTTTTGTCCTTTCCTTTGTATATCTTGCTGATATACTACATTTGCTTCATTAAAAGAGTTTAATGCGTTTTGTATATCTGCACTATATTTTTGTAAATCTGTTTGTCTTTCTGCTTGCCAGACTCTTAAATCCCCTTCCATGTTTTGCTGATATTCCTGTACTTCTTTGCTAATTTGAGCTTGATAAGACTGCAGGTCAGCTTGATATTTTTGCATTAATTGTGAATCATCTGCTTGTGATAAATCAGCATTCTTCATAGCCTTTTGAAGTTCTGCTTGATATTCGACATTTGCATCATTAAATACATTTAATTGATTTTGTATATTAGATTGATATTCTCCTATTTGAGCATTGATTTCTTGTATCTTTGCACTTGCTAATTCGACATCTTCATCTGTAGATATAAATGTATCTACTGTACTAAAAGACGGAGAAGCAACTGGAGGAGTATATACTGGAGCAGTCGCACTAAAACTAACAGAGTTATTTGTTAAAGCTGGTGCTACTGGAGCAGTTGCTGTTATACTTAAATCTGATATAGTTGGCGCTCCTTGAAGTGTTATAACTGGAGGAACGTAACTAGGAGCAGATTCTGTTAAATCAGCCATATCGCTAATAGAAATTAATGGCTGAGTAATATCGCTTACACTTGCATTTGTGTATGTAAAAGAAGGAGAAGATGGTGTAGACGGAGACACAGGTAAACTAGGTGCTGATATATCTGTCGGCAAACTAGCTGTTTTATCAGCCATCAATCTTTGCAAACATCTAACAGATCCACCTAATACCAATAATCTTTCTGCTTCTTGTGGAAAGTTTGCTACCGTAGAACTACCGTGTACTATAGCTGTACTTCCATCTGTAGTAGGTATCTTAGGTACATAATGTAAATGACCCGATGTAGCTCCACTACCAGCAGCTCCATTTACGTATACTTTCTCATCTTCTAAATAATATACTGGATCTGTATCGCTAGCTGCATATATAGATGTAGTATCATTAAATTTAGCTTTTTGTATTGCTGGGATTTCCCTAGCTGCTAAGTCTCCTTTGTCTACTGCTAATACTTTTTTACCTGCAGTAGTTAAACCAGAATCTGTTATTGCAGTAGTTTTTGCTACTTGTAATAACTTTTCTACTGGTAATACGTCTATAATCTCAGCTCCTATATCTTGTATAGAGCTTGAAATTAAATCATCATCTCCAACAGATCCTATTAAATCTTCTATTTGTGTTTTAAAACTCATGCTACCTCAGTATAACTTGTTGATGTAGTACTTTGTTCCGAATAAGAAGGCGCAGAAATACTTAATTCTGTAAATGATGCAGAAGAAATAGTTTGCTCTGTATAAGAAGTACTGTTTCCAGATACTTCCGATAAGGAAATAGCTACATCCCATGTTAAAGGAAATGTAATTGTATCCCAACTTTCTGTTAAGTCAGACCAATATCCTGTACCTGTAAAAATTTCTACCATTAATAATCGTATTGTCTTATGTGATAGCCAGAGCCATCTCTTCCTTTATTGGCATATTTCTTTCCTTCTCTTATGCACATTTCCCATTCATTATTAAAATATTGAGCAGATTGTAAAGTAGCAGGGTTTAGCTCATACCCTTTGGCTATTGCATATGTAGCCAATGCATCATGAAACTCTGCTGGAATCGCAGGGGATTCTGTCATAGTAATCCCTGTTCCAGATGCTACAAAATCTTCGTCCAATTTTACAGCATGGATCGTAACTGTTTTTACTTCATTAACAGAAATATAATCTGTGCTAGTATCTGCATCTGATACCATAGCAAGACCAATGGAATCTCTTTCTATCCACCACACTTTTTTTAAAGCTGCTGTTCTTTGATCAACTGACATCTGTTTTCTCTGGTTTGCCTACTAAACGTGGTATCTCATATCCATCATAATCAACTCTAGTAATTTCAGATATACTATCATCTAAATCATAATATCTTTGATCGGCTACACTAGGAAACGTATATACGGTATTTAGTATTCTTGTTTTTCTACAAAACTCATCCAACGCCTTATTTAAAAAGATACGTATTTGTGTTTCTCCTAAATCAGGATGATGTTGCTTTACTGTTTCTATTAATTGTTGTTGTGTCATATGTTCAATGTTAGGGGAGCATTACACTCCCCCAACTTGTTTTGTTTAGTTATCAATCACTATCTGTAAACAATGCTGTTCCATCGGAGTCTGCATCATCAGAATACACACAACCTGAAACCATCCATTGATCAGATGTT